CTCCCCCCTAAGCATTTTCGGCCCTGCAGACACCCCACCCCCCTCAAATATAAAACACCCCCACAAGGGACTCCCAAAAGAGAACAAAGGGGGGTATATGTAAGAAAATGTGGGGCTATGTATACCGCACCACACGGTACAACCTAACAACTCGGATACCATCCGTGCGCATCACACCTGACGACAAAACACCCCCCGGTGCAGACCCCGGGCCCCAAACCGGGCTATTAGATAAAGTGGATGCAGCGTGCGGAACGGTTGAGGTGTTGGCCGGGCATGGCCTTAAAATCAAAGAACTTACGGACGAGGACAAGCAGGCTGCAGCAACCATCGCTGCGGCTTTCTCAACCAATCCGGCAGCAACCAACAAGAAAGCAACGGTGAAGAACGTGGCGCAACTAACCCCACAGGCGCTGCTGTTGACTCAGCAGATTCTAAAGAACTACGCACACTCTATCGTGACCTCTGCGACCCAGATCAGGCACCTCGTTACCAACAAGCTCGTCCAAGAGACGGAAAACCCAGACCCCAAGGTGCGGATCAAGGCGTTGGAGCTTTTGGGTAAAATCGGCGATGTGGGCCTCTTCACTGAGAAAACGGAAATCACCGTGACGCACCAATCTACAGACGACCTGCGTTCTAAACTAAAACAACGCCTGCAAGCCCTGCGGGACGTAACGCCGGAAGAAGAGCCGATAACCATTGACGGCCAAGCGCTTGATCTGGACGAGATGTTAGGCACCGCAGAATCAGTAGAAACATCTTATGACGAGTAATACCGTAGATTTTTCCGAAGATGAGCTCGACCTGCTGTTGTCGCAGGTAGACAGTATGTCTCCTGAAGAAGTTGATGAGCTAAACAAGCTGGTAGACGAGCTTGCCTCACGGCGGGAGCGGCAGAAGGCACACGACGACTTAATTGAGTTCTGCCTATACATGGACCACACGTACAAAGTGGGCCGACACCACCGCATCCTTGCAGATATGCTCATGGACTTAGAGAGTGGGGTAAAAGACCGCGGGTGCGTTAACATCCCGCCGCGGCACGGTAAGAGTCAGCTTGTTTCCATCTACTTCCCTGCGTGGTTTCTTGGGCGGAATCCGGGTAAGAAGGTGATGATGGTGTCCCACACCACGGACCTAGCCGTGGACTTTGGCCGAAAGGTCCGAAACCTCATAGCCACCACACAGTTTAAAAACATCTTTCCAGCCGTGGGGCTTGCCACGGACAGTAAGTCTGCGGGGCGGTGGAACACAAACTTTGGGGGCGAGTACTTTGCCTGTGGTATCGGCAGTTCTATTGCTGGCCGCGGTGCTGACCTCTTGTTGATTGATGACCCACACTCGGAACAAGCGATTTTGAACGGGGGGTTTGAAGCCTTCGAGAAGGCATATGAGTGGTTCACATACGGTGCCCGTACTCGTCTGATGCCCGGTGGGCGTGTGGCTATCGTGCAAACTCGTTGGCACATGGATGACCTGACTGGGCGCGTGATCCGCGACATGACCCAGAACGAGGGCTCAGATCAGTACGAGGTGATTGAGTTTCCTGCTATCTTCGAGAAGGAAGTGTTTAACGAAAACACGGGCGACATGGACATCGTCCAGAAGGCGCTCTGGCCAGAGTTCTTTGACATACCTGCGTTGCTACGGACTAAGGCGTCTATGCCTGTGTTTCAGTGGAACTCTCAGTACCAGCAGCAGCCCACGGCTGAAGAGGCCGCAATCGTCAAACGAGATTGGTGGCAGTGGTGGGAAGACGAAGACCCGCCAAAATGCGAGTACATCATTATGTCCTTGGACGCCGCTGCCGAGACTAACAATCGTGCCGACTACACGGCCCTTACAACATGGGGCATATTTGCTAATGAGCACGCACGGGACGAGAAGCACATAATCCTGCTGAACTCTATCAAGCGGCGTATGGAGTTTCCTGAGCTCAAAGCTCTGTGCCTTGAGGAGAATGAAGAGTGGGAGCCCGATGCCTTCATCGTCGAGAAAAAGTCTGCGGGGACGGCTATATATCAGGAGCTTCGCCGCATGGGCATCCTCGTGCAAGAGTTTACGCCGCACCGTGGCACAGGCGACAAGATGGCCCGCTTGAACTCTGTTGCGGATATTATTTCGTCAGGGCTTGTGTGGGTGCCGCAGACCCGCTGGGCAGAGGAAGTTGTCGAGGAGCTGGCAGGATTTCCGTTTGCTAGCCATGACGACTTAGTAGACTCGACAGTGATGGCTCTGTTAAGATTCCGCCAAGGCGGTTTCATCCGGCTTCCGACCGACGAGCGTGACGAAGAGCTGCCGTATCAGCGCCGGGTAGAGTATTATTGAGGTGTAAAATGGCAGGACTGATGAAACCAACCCGGGGGACCCGGGTCACAAAGCCCACAAAAGTGCCGCGTAAGCCCAAGTTGAACACCACAAAGCCTACGTTTACGACGGCAGGTACAAATATGCGGAAAACTCGCCCAAATGTTTGAAGAGCTAGTCCCGCCCCCGCCGACAGAGGTGCGGGAAGAGTATGTACGCATGAAAAAGCGCTTAGCCGTGGTAAAAGAGGGTATAATGCTGCGTGGAACCAAGATTCCTTACGATTTGCGGGTCGAAGAAGAGATTCTACGTGCGAATATAGCACACTATGCCCTGCTTTGGGGCTTTACGGAGTGATTTTGGGGCGGTAAACCTTAGTAGCGGGGTGGCGCAGTGGCAGCGCGTTCGGTTCATACCCGAAAGGCCGAAGGTTCAAGTCCTTCTCCCGCAACCAATCATCATCCCCCTTCCTAAAACACATACAATGCTGCTATAGTGTCTTTAAACTTGTAGGGAGCTGCTTACATGGCTATTTCTAAGCCTATGACACCGTCAGATATCTTGATGGCTTCGTCAGGAACGGACGATATTGAGGTGGCAATCGCTGACTTCACCGAAGCAACTACAACCGAGCAAGAAGACGGCAGTATTGTCGTTGACTTTGGCGGTGGTACTGATTCTGAAGACGCTGCAGACCATGATGCAAACTTAGCGGAGTTTATGGACGACTCTGACCTTGGTAGCGTCTCAAGTGACCTTGTTGATGGGTTCCTTGCCGACCAGAACAGCCGCAAAGAGTGGTCCATGGCCTATGTAAAGGGTCTAGACCTGCTGGGCATGAAGATTGAAGACCGCACGCAGCCGTGGTCTGGGGCATCTGGAGTGTATCACCCGATGCTATCCGAAGCGGTAGTACGTTTTCAAGCGCAGGCTATGGGCGAGTTGATGCCTGCCAGTGGCCCTGCACGTAGTAAGATTGTAGGCAAGATTACCCCAGAGAAAACGCGCCAAGCGTACCGGGTTGAGCAGGAGATGAACTACCAGATCACGGAAATAATGCCTGACTACCGTAACGAGATGGAACAGATGCTGTTTCGCCTGCCTTTGGCAGGTTCTGCCTTCAAAAAGCTGTATTTTGATCCTGTAGAGAAGCGTCCGGTGTCTATTTTTGTCCCTGCGGAGGATTTGGTAGCGTCTTATGGGGCCTCTAACCTACGTACTTGCCCGCGATTCACCCACGTGATGCGTAAAACGGCCAATGAAATTGCAAAATTACAGGCTGTGGGCTTCTATCGGGACGTAGATTTGCCTGATCCTGAGCCAGATCGTGACGATATTCACGAGAAATACGACGAAATTGACGGCCAAGACCCCACATATTTGACCGACGATGACCGCTATCTTATCCTAGAAATGCACGTGGACATTGATTTACCGGGTGATTTTGCCTCTGAAGATGGCATTGCCCTGCCTTATGTCGTAACTATCGACAAGAGTTCTAAGACGATTCTGTCTATTCGCCGGAATTGGTACGCCGATGACGAGGCGAAGAAGAAGCGTATGCACGTAGTGCACTACCCGTATCTGCCGGGTATGGGGTTCTACGGCACGGGTTTGATCCACCTTATTGGTGGTTTAGCGAAGTCGGCTACGTCGATCCTGCGGCAGCTCATCGACGCTGGCACCCTGTCAAATCTCCCAGCAGGGCTAAAGTCGCGCTCTTTACGTATCAAAGGGGATAACACTCCGCTGATGCCCGGTGAGTGGCGCGATGCAGACGTTGCAGGCGGTACGCTCCGCGACTCTCTATTTCCTATGCCGTATAAGGAACCCTCTTCTGTCCTCTATACGTTGCTTGGAAATGTGGTCGATGAAGGTCGGCGTATCGGTTCCGTAGCCGACATTAAAATTAGTGATATGGGAGGCCAAGCCCCTGTAGGTACGACACTTGCCATCCTCGAACGTAGCCTAAAGGTTATGTCAGGGGTACAGGCACGCTTGCACGCTGCAATGAAAGACGAACTTCGTCTGCTAGCGGGTATCATCAAAGAGTATATGCCTCCTGAGTATGACTACGAGGTTGAGGGCGACTTCAACCGCCAAGAGGACTTTGGTGGGCCCGTTGACATTATTCCAGTGTCGGACCCTAACGCTGCTACTATGGCTCAGCGGGTTATGCAGTACCAAGCGGCACTGCAGCTAGCACAACAAGCTCCGCAGCTCTACGACCTTGGAAAACTCCACCAGCAGATGTTGACAGTTCTTGGTATCAAGGACGCAGATAGCCTCATCAAGCTGCCTTCAGATATGAAGCCGAAA